CCTGCATCTGCAGGTCAAGCTGTCGCATCGTTACATTGTTCCCCGCACCGGCTGCTCCCACGCTTACCGCTCGGTTGATCTCAAGCTTCCTAACAATTGCAGAGGCTGCATCGCCGCCAAAACCCTGAATAATCGCAAAGAACTCGTTGAAATCCATCAGGTTGTTAGTCCCTTTGGACGCGACAAGGTCATAGGCATCAATCAGGTCCTTGTAGACTTGCAGATCCGTGAGGGCATCGGAATTGTTAGCCATCTCAACGAACGGAGCCCGCCCCCAGCTTCTACCCTCTCTCGATTTCTCGACTTGAGTAACTCCGTCCGCCCCATTCACATAAGTCACAGTTTCATAGTGAGGTCGAGAAGGCTGCGAGATGGTAAAGTTGCCGTTCTTATCACTGGTGTATTCCGTGACTTCCTTATCAGTCCACCACTCCGCAACTGTCACCGTCTCGGCTTTGCCTCGACCTTCAGTCTGCTGCACGGAGTAATGGCGGATAAACTCAACGATCTGGTTATCGTGAACCGTGTCATATATCGCGATCCCCTCCGTTCTCGGGACAACAATCTGCCTAAGCTTGCCTTCCTTATCTTTGTAATGGTGTACCCAGGCTTTGCCGCCGAGAGAAGCCTTGCGCTCCCAGCGCAACAACATCCTCCGGAACTTCGCGCCGGTAGTCTTGGCGAGCTCATTTTGATAGAGCCATTGCTCATTGCCTGTTTCGCCATCATCCGATGGTTCAGCGCCATCAACTGTGATTGACGGTTCACGGCCTGAAATGTAGGCGACTTTCTGCTCCACATGATTAAACAAGAAACGGTGCTGCATCCGATGATTGGACCTGTTCGGATTCGAGAATTCCACTTCCTTGTCAACTTCCTTGCCTTCATCATTGATCACGCGATCGATGATTGTTGACTTCCTGAAGTCATGAGCCTTGATGTCTTGGTCTCGTTTGTAGTATCGCTCCGCATCAAGCGCAGCGAGATATTCAGCAGACTTCTTATCGTCCTCGATAAGACGCTTCAAGATTTCCTCTCTCGTCATCGGCGCATTGGCGGTGATCCGCATATTGATTAAATCTGTTTGAGTAATGATCATCTAACTGTCACCTCCACCATCTCTGCCTCCAGGGCGTACCGTAATGCGTCGATCCAGTGGTTATCGCGATCAACCGGTTTCGGCAGCACCTTGCCATTCCGGTCTTCCTGGTATTTATATTTCTGCAGCTCACTAATGAGCTCTATGCAACGTGGATCGACAATGACCTTCATGCGTTGCAGCCACTTAATGCCAAACTCAACCGAGCCGGGGCCCTTCTGTGCTGGGATTGCTTGAACGCCAAAGTTGTTAAGCTCTTGGATAGACTTAGGTTCTGCGCTATCGCAAGTGATTAATTCACGCCGTATAACCGGCTTCAGCATCTCTGCAATATCATCGTTTAGCATGTTCTGCCCGCCATCCGTATGAAAGACATACACTTCATTCTTCGCCCGATCAAAGCCGCAGCGAATAAACGCTGCAGGATCAGGGAAGAAACCGAAGTCCAATCCGTTATGATATTTCGCCCACGTCTTACGAAGTTCTGAAAGGTCTCTCGTCTCCCAGTTCGTAAAGATGAGATTTCCGAGCACTCCCCAGTTACCCAAGGTGTAAACCTCGTAGTAATAGCGATCTGTCTCGTTCTCGAGTTTTGCAATATCATCAGGTGTAAGCCATCTGTTGTCTTTGTATGTCGTTTTTAGAATGAGCTGCTTATCATCACCGTAGTAATTTTTGCTCTCATCCCACTTGCCAAGGAAGAACTCTTCGTAGATCCAATGGTCTTGCAGGATCGGGTTGAAGATTAAGGTAATGCGCTTGATGATGGACTCATCACCACCACGCAAGCGCTTCTGCAATTGCTTGTAGTCGTTGTAATCTGTTTCGGTGGCTTCCTCTACAATGACGTCCGTCAACACTCCTGTTTGCGGCGTGATTGACTTCACTTTTTCTACATCGTCCAGACCAGCGAATAGGACCTGACAACCGCTCGCTTTATGTGTGATCGCCATCTCGGTCTTGTTGATGGAAAACTCTTTTTCGAGATCCATGCGAACGATACACTTCCGGATCTCATTGAAGGATGAGTTGCGCAACGTTCTTGCTGTCTTTCTGACGATCAAGTAATTGCGCTTCCCGGTCATCACGTCTCTGACTGTACGCTGACCAAGGATTCCGAATGACTTACCGGAGCTTGCGCCGCCGTAGAAAATCTGCAACGGGCGGTCGTCTGTTAAGAACTCTGCATAGGCGTCGTTCATTAACCCGCGCCACACGCCATCAGGAATGACGGTGTGCGCAGCGTTTCCAGAGGTTATCTCTGCCGACTTCACAATTGCATCAATGCGGCGACCTTCAAGTTCAAGCTTACTGTTCTCATACGCCTGCTTGTGCTTATCCATCGGGTTGATGAGGAAGTAGCGTTCTAAGAAGTCAAGCGACTTCTGCCGATCTTCGAGCCTGATTTTCATCTGTCCGTCTTGACCGACACTGATCTCTTTTATCAGATTCCCGTCGACCATCTCCGACGGAATCGCGAAAGCGCCATTTTGATATCCGTTGAAGCCCCACTGCATGAAACCGGTCATGTCAGAAAAAGCGATGCGCATGTGTAAATCGATCACATCATCGACACCAGCAAGAATCGTCTCTCGCTTCATCTTCTTCAGATACTCAATGAGGTTTCTGACTCGTGGTCTCTGCATTAACTTGTAGGCGGTATTCTTAACCGTCTTGTAGCTACCTTGATAACCTGCCCTGTAAGCCGACTGCGTGGCATTGAAGCTGCCGATGTAGTGAATGCAGAAATCCTTCTCTTTATCTGTCAACGGAGACTCTTCAATCTCGCGTGCAATACGCTTGTTCGTTCGTCTTTTTCGCTCCTGTTGTGTTGCGTTGCAGCGTTGCGCTTTTGCTTGCAACGTTGCATCATAAATTTCCCAATTATCGCGACTCTTCCAACTGCGAACCGTGCTAGGTTTTACCTCTAATCTTCGAGCAATTTCTGAAGGCGACAAGCCCTCGTTCTGGTAGAGGCGTTTCGCTTCAAGTCTCTTCTCAATGGCTCATCACCTCCTTTAGCACAAAAGAAAAACACCCCCTGAAGAGTGTTTTTCTTGTGATTGTCATAAGACAATCCGCTACATGATTTTGAGGTCGATCTTTTGTTTAAGATCATCCATCACGAGTTGATGTCTCATAACGGCATCACGAATACTAGCATCGAAACGTTGAGTTTCAATCTCTTTTGCGAGATTTCTTAATTCTTCAAATCGGTAATCCGCAAAATCTTTTTTCATGGCATTGCCTCCTTTCTTTAAGGATTCAACGCCATTGTCTTTGTAAAAGTTCACGATTAACACCGTCTCTCTGAATTATGCAAAGAATTATCTCGACAATCTGAATTGCCGCATCAAAAAAGGCAGAGCCCTTCCGCGGGTCCCTGCCTACACCTTTATCAGCTTACATAATATCACAGGTCGGCGCGCCATTTCTGCTAAAACGTGTCATCTTTTCCGAATACTGCCATAACCCCTCATCGACCAGCCGCCTCACCTGCGATACCGAGTAGTTCATTCGCTCGCTGATCTGCGGATACGTCAGCTCTTCGAGATACCGATACTTCAGCGCGACCGCAGACACTCCGACACACGCCTCATCTATCTCCGCCTCAATCGCAAGACAAAGGTCAAGCGCCTTAAGCGCCTTGCGCTCGTACTCAAGCTGTTGGTCGATATACTCAATCAGCAAAGTCTCTCCCGCCTTCGGATCGCGAGTGCCCGACTTGACTCTCGGAATCTTAAGTTCTTGACGTGGATTGACAAGTTCATCCGGATCGTCCGAATACATCCAGCCTTTGCCGTACTTCGAGCGCCCCCAGTACCTGCCAGTCCACCCTGCGTGAGTGTCCAGAGGTTTTCCGGCGCGCTTGATCTTGGCTTCGATCGACAAGATGCGATCCTCAAGATACTGCAGCTCCCTTGTCGCTCGACGGTACTCGTTCAAGCGTCGGCGCGCCCGCTCAAGATTGCGCTGTTCGTCAGTCATTCCCTCTCCTCCCCCCAGCCCTTGGCGTATCGGTCCAGGGCCTCGTCCAGCAGTCGCCGGACGTGCGTGTTGCTGTAGTCCATGCGCCGGCCTACCTGGTCATAGGTCAGCCCCTCGATGTAGCGATACTTCAGGGCTAATGCGTACGTGCCCGTCGTGTACCGATCTATCGACTCCTCAATCTCCCGGCACAGCACACACGGGCCTTAGCCAGGCTACTCATCCCCCAGACTCCTTCCGCAGTTGGGGCAGTAGTTATATCAGGCACCGCCTTTTCTAACTTGCGCCCACATACAGGACAGAAATTCCAACAGCTCGCATCTAGCCGATAACATCCGTACTGGACATATCCCATCACGTTCTGCATTTGGGCTTCGCACCAATCACACGGCTCTCGTTCCGGTCGGTAGGCTTGGAGGGCTTGGATGGCGAGCCGGACACGGTTTAGCTCACGACGCAAAATGCCGGCGTTGAAAGAGCTAGTTTGCGCAACCTTCCTCTCTAGGTTTCTTCTGTCTTCGTCGAGCCACTCAATCGCCTCCGCCACATCCTCATCCACCACGCTCTGCCGTTCGAGTTCGGCGTTGGCGAGGGCAATTCCAACCGCAAAAGCGTCGATTGATTCATTGATGTCGTGTGTCATTCCGTCAATTTCATTGACGAGCATTTTGTGGTGCAGTTTGAATACGCTTAGCGCCGCTTCTATCCGCTCACGGGTTAGTTCGTTGGTCATTTTGTGCCTCCTTCCTGATCCACCAAATCGCTGTCGGATGTGTCCCCATTCCAAGTTCGTATCCTGTACTAAGTTCTTTCAATCTCTCAATATCCATCACTCAATCCTCCTTCTAGTACAATATCCAAGTATGCTTTCAACTTCTCTTGAGCTTCTTGCTTTGACTTCACTCCAAGATTCCTGATAGCCGACAGCTGTTGATCCGACATGTCCGCCAACTGTCCGACGGTTTCGATGCCTGCTCGTTTCAGCGCACGGTATGTACGTGTCGATAGCCCCAGCTCGTCGATGCTCTGAATTAAAGCGTCCAGACCTTGCATTGAACCGGTTACTGCCTGCAACGTTTGCGAGCGTCTGCCAAGCAAGCGTTCTAAAAGCGCGTAGTGAAGTTCACATTGTTTCTGTAGTTGATTGTTCATCTTTGTTGCTGAAGCAAGTGATTCTTCGAGTTCCGATACTTCCTTGACTGTTAGCGCTTCGTACCGTCTCGATGTGTACGGCGCTCGCAACCTGCGCAATGCACGTACTTCGACTTGGCGCACGCGCTCCCTCGTTACTTGCATGTCGTGCCCTGCTTCTTCAAGCGTTTTGCCTTCGACGATGCGCTTGTATAACACCGCAAAGTCGCGTTCGCTGATATTTTCCATTAGGTGTTTTTTGAACTCCGCACGGTTAATCGTGAGTACTTTCTCAACATCGCTGTCGTACACAATCATTAAGATTTTGTCGATGTTTTCCGGTGTTAGTATTTCTGATTTATTCATATACAGTTTCATCGCTCACTCCTCCACCTCCGTTGGCTTAAAAAACACAAGCCAGTGTGTTCCACTGTTCTTTGGCACCCGATTGCCGCATATCGGCTC